GGCCGACAAAGTTGGTGCGAAGCACGACGAAGACGGCAAACTCCTGTTTGGCGAAATCCTATAACTACAAACCCATACCTGTTTTTACACCATGGCAGTCCTTGCAAAGGGGCTGCCAGTTTTTTTCGTCCCAGAATAGAGCTGGATCGCCACGATGCGGAATGATGTGGTCTACTATGGTTGCCGGAGTGAGTTTCCCATTCTCGCGACACTTTACGCACAGCGGATTCTTCCGCAGGAATCTTGCTCTGGCGCCACGCCATTTTCCATCGTATCCGCGTTCAGCCGCGCTTCCTCGCAGACGATCAGCAGAATACTCGGAATGATCAGCGCAGTAGACGCCGTGATCGCACAGGTTAGGGCATCCGGGAAACCGACAGGGACGCTTCGGACTTCTAGGCATGAAAACACCTCAAATGAAAAGCAGCCCGCGTTCATCATAAACGGAGCTGCCTGTATTCTGATTCTTCATTGCCCTGTCCAGCGCCATAACCAATGCTACCGCGCCGTCCACCTTTTCCGTGGAGCGTTCCTTATCGATTTTCAGGTTTCCTGCCGGGTCAGTGCGAACATAGGCATTATCCATGTTCCATCTGAGGATGGGATGTCCGCCATGATTGAGCCTGCGCTCCAGCACGATGCGCATCAGTTCCTTGGTGGGCGGGGACATATCGCGGAAGCCCTGACCGAATGGAATCATGGTAAAGCCGTCATCTTCCAGCGCCTGTACCATCATTGTGGCGTTCCAGCGGTCATAGGCAATTTCACGGATATTGTATCGTTCGCCCAGGTTGATAATGAACTGCTCAATGAAGCCGTAGTGAACGACATTTCCCTCGGTAGTTTTGAGGAATTGCTGTCGTTCCCACTTGTCATACATCACATGATCGCGGCGGACACGCAGCGGAAGGGTTTCTTCCGGAAGCCAGAAGAAAGGCAGCACGATGTAAGGTTCCGTCTCATCCCTGGGCGGGAATACCAGCACCAGAGTCGTAAGGTCGCTGGTAGATGAAAGATCCAACCCAGCATAACATTCGCGCCCTTCCAGTTCGTACGGATCAACCACTCCGCCGCATTCATCCCACTTATCCATGGGCATCCAGCGAACGGATTGCTTGACCCATTGATTCAATCTCAACTGCCTGAACATGTTCTCGTCCGCAGGCGTTTCCTGCGCTTTTCGGAAAGCGTCGCGCACCTTATCGATGGAGATTGTATATCCCAGCGATGGGTTAGCCTGATACCAGTTCTTCTCGTCCGTCCAGTCAGCTTCGTCCGGCAACCCGAAGATCACAGGATAAAATCGTGGGTCTGCCTTGCGACCCTCAATGATATCCAGCGCCTTCTGATGAACCTCCCAGCAGATGCTGTTGCGATCCGTACCGGCAGTCGTGAGGAAGAACCATAGAGGCTGTTTTCTGGCGTCACCGGAACCCTGAGTCATAACGTCATACAGCGCGCGGGTGGGCTGTGTATGAAGCTCGTCGAAGATGCAGGCGCTGACGTTGAGGCCGTGCTTGGTGGCAACCTCGCTGGAAAGGACCTGGTAGATGCTTCCTGTGGGCTGGTACACCATGCGCTTCATGGAAGGAATGATCTTGATACGCTTCATGAGCGCCGGGGACTGGCGAACCATATCCACAGCGACATCAAACACGATAGCGGCCTGCTGACGGTCTGCTGCGCAGGAATAGACTTCCGCCTTCCATTCATCGTCATTTACCAACATATTGAGCGCAATCGCCGCGCCCAGCTCGGACTTGCCTTGCTTTTTAGGTATTTCGACGTATGCGGTCGTATACTGACGCATGGTAGGATCGTCGTCCCGGACGGTTCCGAACACATCCCGGATGATCTTTTCCTGCCAGGGCAGCAGCTTAAACGGCTTTCCATGAAACTCGCCCTTGGTATGCTTAAGGCATTCGATAAACTGCGTCACGCGGCGGGCTTTTCGTTCATCGAACATTATTCCCACCCGCCTTTCAGCAGCTTCTCCATAGGATCGTCTGCTACAGCTTCCTCGCTCATACCGTTGGCGGCAAAGATACGCGCACGGCAGGCAGGCGTCAGGCCGAACTCGGAACAGAAAGACTGCATAATCTTCAGATTCTGCTGGGCAATGGACACCTGCGGCACCTGCTGAACGTAACCGCTGGGCGTTTTGAAAATGCTGCCGTGCTGGGTGATGAATTCTTCAGCCTCTTTCCAGCGGGCGTAGGCTTGGCAGTAGCCCTCAAAAGCAGTGATATCCGCCAGCGTCAGCACGCCCATGGCCTCCAGCGAAGGCGCCAGCCGCTTCCATTCCTTCTTCGCTTCCGGAAGCAGCCAGCTTGGGCACTTGATGTTGCCCTTGGGCGGAGTAGGCTCATTGGTGTTGAGCGGGTGCTTGCCCGGATTGCCTTCCAGCACTTTCAGCGCCGTAGGCTTCGGTTTTCTTCCTCTTGTAGCCATCTGGCACACCTCCTTTCTTCAGAATGGATATCATCACTTCAACGGCGCTCTGAACGCAATCCAGAGGTATGTATCGCCAGAGAATAAACCCTTTGGCGTAGTGAAGCTCGTCTCATTTATGTTTGTGATGTAATACGAACTGGTTGTCTGACCAGTACCGAACATGGTTGAAGGGGTTGTTGTACTGTTTGTCCAGTACTTGTATGTCGTAGTAGAACCAGAAGAGGAGGTGCGGCGTACTGTGTTATAACCATACGTATGACCAACATCTTCGCCGTAAACAATCGATACCAGAGCGTCGTAATATGTGGTAGTTGATACTGAAGATAGACTGCTTTCAGCAGAGCCGACTTTGACAAAAAGGACGGCGCCGGGGACATGGCCCAGTCCATGCGGAATGACCTTTGCAGAACCGGTTGCTGTCGCCTTGACTGTGCCGCATGTAAATCCGATGTCATCGGCAACTGTAATTCCAGCCATAGCTGTCACCATCTGCTTAATGGTCATTTCACCGGATGCACCGGATTTCAGACGAACAGCATCGGCAAGCTCGGTCATGAGTTCATTTACACTTCCCATTACCACTTGCCCTCCAGAATCATTTCCTCGCAATATGCCTGCATGGAAGCGATATCCGCATCCGTCCAATAATCCGTGCCGCGAACAGGCGTATATCCAGGATCTCCCTTGACAGCATCGCTGTTGATCATCTGGATAATCTGCGAATACACATCTGCTGCCGGCTCAGCAATACTGCCACCAATGCTCTTGATGGAGTGTTTAAATGGGATTTTTACCGCAGTTGAGGTGATGCCATCAGCATAAACACCCAGTTCGACCACATTGGTCTTGCTGATGTCCGGAACATTTACTGTATTGCCGGTAAAGGGAATATCCACATAATTCCGCTGCCATGTGAACCGCGCCGTTTTCAGCGTGATGCTATTCCACTCCGAATCGAAGTTAAACTGGATCACATCGCTGGGATTATTGCAGACCAGTGAAACCCCGCTGGGAACAGTTGCAATACGTTCCTTGATTGTTACTGTAACCGTAGCCATGGATTATCACTCCTGACTGCCGATAACCAAATCAGCAACATCGGCAAAAGAAAGCGTTTCGCCGTTACGTTCAACGGTAATGCCTTCGCCGCTGCCAACCAGTTCCGCGTATCGCTGCACAATCACGCTGGCGTACTTGGGATCAAGCTCCATCGTGCGGCAGATGCGGTCGGTCTGTTCGCAGGCAATGAGCGTGCTGCCTGAACCACCGAACAGATCCAGCACCACGGCATTCGATGCAGAACTATTCTTGATAGGATAAGCCACCAAAGGAATGGGCTTCATCGTGGGATGCTCGGCGCTGCGCTTGGGTTTATCGAAGTTCCAGATGGTTGACTGCTTCCGGTCCGAAAACCACTTGTGCTTGCCATTGGGAAGCCAGCCGTAAAGAACCGGCTCGTGCTGCCACTGGTAAGGCGATCTGCCAAGCACCAGAGAATTCTTTACCCAGATGCAAACGCCGCTGATATGAAATCCGGCATTTTTGAAAGCGCGCCTGAAATTCAAACCTTCGGTATCAGCGTGGAAGATATAGGCGCTGCCGCCCTCGGCCATGTGTGCAGCCATATTCCTAAACGCGGCAAACAGGAAATCATAGAACTTTTCGTCCGCCATGCTGTCATTCTGAATGGACTTACCGTCCTTGGATTCGTATGCCACGTTGTAAGGCGGGTCGGTGACCACAAGATTGGCCTTGACGCCGTTCATCAGACGGGCAACATCATCCGCATTGGTGCTGTCGCCGCAGAGCATGCGGTGTCTGCCCAGCGTCCAGACATCACCGGGCTGCACAAAGGGCTTCACTTCGTCGGGGTTGATGTTGCAGTCATCGTCCTTGACATCCTTGTCATGCACCTGACTGAACAGATCGTCGATCTCAGCGGCGTCAAAGCCGGTAGCGTCCACATCATAGCCGGAGGACTGCAAATCAGCCAGCAGATCGGCCAGAGCGACTGGCTCCCATTCACCGACAGCCTTGTTCAGCGCAATATTGAGCGCCTTTTCATCCTGCGGGTTTTTAATATGAACGACTACACAGTCAATCTCTGTCGCACCTTCGGCGACCAGCACCTTATACCTCTGGTGGCCACCCACAATATTGCCGGTGACTTCGTTCCAGATGACAGGATCGACATACCCGAAGTCGTGAAGACTGCGTTTGATCTTTTCATAAGCAGGATCACCCGGTTTCAGGTCTTTTCTGGGGTTATACTTGGCGGGTTTCAGCCTATCCACGCTGATCCGCTGCAGATTCATCTGCGTATTCATGAGATACCTCCGTCTTCAAAATGAGCATGAGAAAAGCGCCTGATTGTGCATCAGACGCTTGTTTTGTTTAAAGGAACACCCCGTCGGTTTAACCCGCCGGGGTGCTGGA